TAGCAAAGATTCCAGGTGTAAATCCTGTAAAATTTAATAATTTAGAAGATTATGTTGAGTTTTTGAGTTGGCAAAGAAGTCAAGGCATAAGATGTCCGGTATTATATTTACAAAAAACATATGACGCACAAGGTAATGAGGTTTATAAAGTTAGACCAAGTGTTACTGAACCACAAGGCGGATTACCTCCGGTCATTTCTCCGAACGTTATTCCAAAAAATCCAAATCCAACTCTACTTGTCGACGCAACCCAAAGCGACCATCCATATAATAAGAACTCTTATCCAGCATTTGACGCATCCTCATATTATGTTGGAACCAGCACGCCTTTAGATACAATTCACCAACAAACCGAAAATATGCTTTATAGTCCAGACCCGATGGATGACAATTGGGGTGGTGCGGAGTATACTCAATCGTTAGTTGATCAGGGTGTTTATGCGGGTAACGAGGTGAAACTATATACACCTTAATTATTTTTGACTATCCACAAATTGCATAACTTGATTTAAAGCCTTTTTCGATTCGGATAAAGTATTTAAGGTTTTAAAACTTTCCAATACTTTTTCGATTTTACCATTACTATCAATATTTAAGGTTGTTTGTAACATTAGATTATTAATTAAATCGTCTAAATTTAATATGACTGTTTCATAACTTTTACGATATTTACTAATTAAAAAAGTATCTTGTTGTTTAATAGTATTTGATTTTATTGTGGATGCGTATGAATCCGCATTTCCAGCAACTCCGCCTTCTCCAGACGATATTGGTGTCAATGTTTCTAATCCTTCTACGGTTGTCGTAAATTTTAACAGAATATAAATTATAAATAGTATGAATAACATCCCTAAAAAAATTTGAAAATGTGTTCCTTTCATTTTATATTATATTGTATTAAAATATTATTCATTTTTTTAACAAAAACTTTACTATATTTTCGGTAGAAGTTTTATTTAATTTGCGTATTTGGTTTTTGGAATTGGTATAAGTCAAGTTTTGTAAACACGTCGAGTCTTCATTTAATTTATTTAATAAATTTTGTAGTGTCTCAAACTTATTCATAATAACTATAGCGATTGCTGAACTAACACCAGGAATTTGCGACAACATAATTTCATCAATATTATTGATTGTAATATTATCTTTTTTAGTTTTTTTTATAACATTAATATAATTTTTAGGGGAGGTCTCATCAACCTCTTTTATTTCAGAAACGTTGGAATAATAGGGTGTTTTAGTTCCCTTAATATCTTCTTTAGTCATTTTATGTGTGCTATTACAAATAAAAAGCGCGGTTTCTTCAATAGATAATGTTCTTAAAACTGAAAACCCCTTGTAATAATTTAAAGACAAAATTGCGGAATAAACCATTAACTTGTCGACATTATTATCTTGAAACTTATTGATTTTGTTTATATCTCCTTCTATTAAATATATGATGTTATGTTTATGATGCGTTAATCCATCTAATCTGTATGATTGTTCTTCGTATCTACCATCTTTTATACTACTGATTAAATCACTTATACTTTTTCTCTCGATGATTAATAAATCCTCCTCATTATTTGAAATAATAATATCACCTAAATCCAAATTTTCGGTTTTTACTTGAATTTCTTTAAAACTGGGATTTGAAGGAATTAATAAATTAATCTTTGTTAATAATTCGTGTTCTCTATAATCGACTTTAATAAACATTCCAGGTAATAATAATAATTTAATAAAATGTTATTAAATTATTTAATGATAATATATATTAACCCACCTGAGCGCGTCTCTAGAGTAGTCGATTAGTAATACGGGGGTAAATTGATAACAATATTGTTTACATTTATTATCTTGGTAATAAATAAGTATTTAAAGATATATGAAATACAAATATAATGTGCGATTATTTTATATTAACCAAAGAAATTACTTCAGATACCGGATGTGATAAAACAAATCAAGTTATTGCTTTAACCAATAAAAAAGTTTACATATTACCAAAAAATAACATAACTTATTATATAGACCACGGTCTATTTGAAAAAAACTTGATTGAATGGTGTAAGCAACTATGTGTAAAATATAAAAATTTCTTAGATATAGGAGCACATTCAGGAACATACTCTATTAGTTTATCAGACCATTGTAAAACAGTATACGCATTCGAACCACAAAAAATGTCATTCTATTCACTATGTGGAAGCGTTGCGTTATCTAACATTAAAAATATTGAATGTATTAATATCGGTTTAGGGTCTGAAAACCAAGTTGGAAAACAAATATTAAATATATGTAGTTTAGATGGCGGAGGGTCGTCAATTGTCAACACATCCAATATTTTACAAACAGAAGAAATAAATATTAGAACCCTAGATAGTTTTAACATTGATAATATCGGGTTTATTAAGATAGATATTGAGGACAACGAATTAAACGCATTATTATTTTCTCAAAATACCCTTAAAAAATCGAATTATCCAAAGATATTATTTGAAATGAATAATATAAATACTGACCTAACAGATTTTCTAAAGGGTTTGGGATATTCTGTTTTAAAAATTGGAGGGTTTAGTAATATGTTTTTGGCAGAACAACCATCATATTAAAATATTAATATCACCTAAATTAAATTTGTGTGATATTATTGCGTGATATTATTGCGTGATATGAATATTGGTTAATAATATTTAACCCATATTACCTCCATGAACAGCGCGATAACCATATTTTTGAGTTTGAATTGTCTTGCTAACATCACAAGTTTTAGGCAATGATTGAGGTGCTCCAATCAAATTTGGATTAGATTGCATAAAAAGACCGATTCTAGAAGCAATACCTGCTTTTTTGATTCCTCCACAAACGTTAGTTCTGTTACAAATTGATGCGGAATATCTCGCGTTTTTACTACCAGACATATAAACCATATTATATAATATTAAAATATTATATTTTTGAAAAATTAAAATATCATTCTAAATCTAATAACTTAAATAATATAAAGAGTAAAACTGTAAATACTTAATGATTAATTTAAATTATGAAGATGATATTATTAAATGTGACGATGGACTTATTTTTAACCCATATAACAATTTAAATGTCGAGATTACATTGAGCGAAGTTCAATCTATTCTTACTAAATACGGAGTTCCTCCAATTGTTAACAACCTCGCATTATATAAACGCGCGTTTATTCATAGGTCTTACACAAAGCGTTCAAGTTTTGAAAATATACAACAAAATATAACTATCGTTGAGAAACCACCGGATTGTATGAAATTAAGCACTAAATCTAATGAACGACTAGAATTTTTGGGAGACGGTGTTTTAGAACTAATTACCAAATATTACCTTTATAGAAGGTTTCCTAAAGAAAATGAAGGGTTTATGACAGAGAAGAAAATCGCAATTGTTAAAAACGAGGCTATCGGAAAAATCGCAATGGAAATGCATTTAAATAAATGGTTAGTTTTATCGAAACATGCTGAAGAAAAAAAAATCAGGACTAACTTAAAAAAATTAGGGTGTTTATTCGAATCCTTTTTAGGTGCTCTATTTTTGGATTTCAACAAAATAAATATTAAGGATGAAGATGCTTGGTTTACAAATGTATTCGTTACTGGTCCTGGGTTTCAAATTGCCCAAAAATTCGTAGAAAATATATTTGAAACACATATTGATTGGATAGCATTAATTCAAAATGATGATAATTATAAGAATATTTTACAAGTTAAAATTCAAAAAGAGTTTAAAGTTACACCCCATTATCTTGAAATAAACCACGACCCTGATGTTGGTTATAAAATGGGCGTTTATTTATGTTTGGGACAACCAGTTTATAATTTAAATTATATGGAAGCAATAAACATTAATCAAATCAAAACATTTAAACATATCCACGAGTATGTTAACACAAACGGAAAAATATTTTTATTTATGGGCGAAGGACAACACAAAATAAAAAGAAAAGCAGAGCAAATCGCGTGTAATGAAGCAATTACATTTATTACCGAAAATTTAGAAGATTATATTGAATAATATATTTAGGATTTTTAATGGATGTCAACACAATAGTATTATTAATTATCATTATTTATACATAATGATAATTAACCGAATTAAATGTTAAAAGGTGTTAAAAGTTTTATATATGTGTTTTATATAAGGTATGATTAATTATTTAGAGACATTAAAAATTAAACCAAATATTAAAAAACATACTTTGGTTGACATAATTATTCCTGAACCCCCTTCAATAATAAACCAACCCGGAACTATTCAACCGCCACAATCTATTGTAATGATTGATGACAGACAAAAAGGATTTAATATGGATTTATTTAAAAACAAATTAGCATCCAATAAATTATTAAAGGTTCGAGTAAATCCTAACATTACAGAAATTCAAAAACTTAATGAACCAATAAAACCCATTAAAATTGTTAAACCTATAAAACCGTCGAAAAAACTAATATTGGAAGATGATGAGGTTATTTTTGAAGATAAAACTGAAAAACAAGTTCGAATAACAGAACCAGTTAACAAGGGAGTTTCTATTATAGGTCCTGAAATAAACGTTGAGATTGATAATAGACCAATTACAAAGTTTTTACCCGAAAAACAACCAAATGTAATTGTAAAAGTTTCGAATTATTATATGAATAACCGAGAAAAATACATTAATAATATTAATTCTATTTTCCAACCTTATAAAAAGGAATTATCCGGAACAGAAAATATTACTTGTGCCAATATAGGAAAATCATCCGGAAATGTATCTCTATTAATACACCAAAAAATAACAAGAGATTATTTAAATTTATATACTCCTTATCGCGGTTTGTTATTATACCACGGTCTTGGTTCAGGTAAAACGTGTACGTCAATATCGATTGCGGAAGGTATGAAGGATAATAAAAAAATTATTATTATGACTCCGGCATCATTAAGAAAAAATTATATGGTTGAATTGAAAAAATGCGGAGATTTATTATTTCGTAGAAATCAATATTGGAAATGGGTAGATATAACTATCAATCCGGAGTTATTGCCTGTTTTATCAAATGTATTAAGTTTACCACTTGAATATATACGAAAAAAAAATGGTGCTTGGTTTGTTAATGTAAGAGAACCCTCCAATTACGCAAAGTTATCAGGAGAATCAAAACAATCATTAGATGAACAATTGGATAAAATGATTGAAAGTAAATATACGTTTATAAATTATAACGGGTTACGAAACTCAGCATTAAGCACATTAACGGATAATTATACAAAAAATTTATTTGATGGTGCCGTAGTCATTATTGATGAAGCCCACAATTTAATTAGTAGAATTGTCAACAAACTAGAAAAAGAAAAGGATATTCCAATTTCCAATAGAGGAGAGAAAGAACACCAACCCAAATTTTTATCAATTAAATTATATGAATATTTAATGAGTGCTGTAGACACACGTATCGTTTTACTTACAGGAACACCCGTTATAAATTATCCGAACGAATTCGGTATTTTGTTTAATATCTTACGAGGATATATAAAAACATGGGAGTTTCCATTACAGGTAAACACATCTAAAAAAGTAGATAAATTCTTTTTTGAAGATATATTTGTTAAAGAAAAAACATTAGATTATATTGATTACTCGTCATCCAGCAAAATATTAACAATAACCAGAAACCCATTCGGGTTTAATAACGTAATTAATAAAACGGGGTATCATGGTGTCACCGACGAAGTCGTAAACGAAGCAGGTGAATTAGTTTTAAATAAAGACTTTATAAGCAACTCAGAATTTGAAAGAAACATAATTACTATTTTGAAACAAAACAATATTGAAATACTTCCTCAAGGAGTTAAAATTCACAATTTTAAAGCACTACCTGATAAATTAGAGTTGTTTTCTGGAGAATATATCGATAACGTAACCAAAGAAATAAAAAACGTTGATGGACTTAAAAGACGAATTATTGGGTTATCTTCATATTTTCGTAGCGCACAAGAAGATTTATTACCAACATTTACAAAAACCCTATCATTGGATTATTTTGTGGTTAATATTAAAATGAGCGATTTCCAATTTAAAATTTATGAAAAGGCGCGTGTTGAAGAACGAAAAACCGAAAAACCGAAAAAGGGTAAAGGCGACATTTATGAAGAAGCTGCCTCAACATACCGTATTTTTTCACGGTTATACTGTAATTTCGTTATGCCTGATCGACCTCTTCCACGAACACACAAAGATGTAAAAGGCAATGAAGATGTTTCAAATATGGTTGACGTCTTAAAAGAAACTAAAAAAATAGAAAATAATATTGATGTTAACAATTTATATGAGGGAGAAGTTGAAGGCGATGAACTTATTAATAATTCATCTGATGTCACTTACCAAGATAGAATAGCACAAAAAATACAATATATTAAGGATAACGCGCCCACGTTTTTATCTCCTGAAGGACTTCAAACATATAGTCCGAAATTTTTACATGTATTGGAAAATATTAAGGACCCAAATTATATTGGATTACATTTAATATATAGTCAATTCAGAACTCTTGAAGGTGTCGGGTTATTTAGTTTAGTATTGGAAGCAAATGGGTTTGCCAGATTTAAAATAAAAAAAACCGGGGTAGATACATGGGATTTAGATTTTAACGCGGATGAATTAACTAAACCAAAATATGCGTTATATACTGGAACAGAAACACCTGAAGAAAAGGAAATTATCCGAAATATTTATAATAGTTCTTGGGATGATATTCCAACCAATATTTCAAACAAATTAAAAGAACTTTCTAAAAATAACAATTATGGTGAAATCATTAAGGTTTTAATGATAACGTCATCGGGTTCAGAAGGTATTAATTTAAGAAATACACGATACGTTCATATTATGGAACCATATTGGCATCCAGTAAGAACCGAACAAGTTATCGGTCGCGCGCGTCGTATATGTAGTCATACAGATTTACCAAAAGAATTACAAACCGTTGTTGTATTTATTTATTTAATGGTTTTTTCGGAAAAACAATTAAAAAGCGATGATGCGATTGAACTTAAACGAAAAGATTTAAGCAAAGGGTTACCGGCAGTTCCTGTAACAAGTGACCAATTATTATTTGAAACCTCCACAATAAAAGAGAAATTAAGTAATCAATTAACTAAAATAATTAAAGAAACCTCTTTTGATTGTTCTATTTATCCACACGGAAAAGAAAAGATTTCTTGTATGAATTTTGCCGACCCAGATAGTTCTAAATTTTCGTATGTTCCTGATTATTCGAAACAACAAAGTGATAATACATTAAGAACAAATAAAATAGACTTTGAGTGGGTTGGTAAATCCATAAAAATTAATGGTGTTGAGTATGTTTATCGTATAATAAATAAGTCTTTATGGTATATTTATGATTTATCTAGTTATAAAGAGGCGTTAGAAAATAAGGGATTAAACCCAATACAAATTGGAACCTATGAATTTAACGAAGATGGAACACAAGTATTTAAACAAATTGTGAATTAGGGACCGCATAATTTATCTGTAAGGAATTGAACCATATTTGTTAATATATATATTTTATTATTTAGGTGTTCAAGAGTTATACTTTCGGCATTATCAACCATTTCGGGTTCAGGTGTTTTTATCTGTTTCAGTTTTAATAAAATATTATTATTCTGGATTGGGGGAATATCCTCGAATTGTTCGTTATAATTGGTTACCGTTGTTGAACCCCAAGAAATGCGTTTATTAAAATCTGTATGTGTATGTTTTTTTAACGGAGGTAACTCAATCAAATTATTATTTATAATTGTATTTCCCAACTCCTTATTATCTATTTTAATATATTTCAATTCATTCGTTTTATTTAAGGTATCCTTTTCTTTTTTTATAGACGTTTCTGTCGACTTTAAAAAATCAGAATTTAAATTGGGAGAAATATCTTTATTAAATTGCTCAACGTCAAAATTACGTTTAGCAATCGTTTGTTTAATAATTAATTCCATATCTTCAAGCGGGTCGTCCAATTTATCGTTAAATTTTGGTGCTGGAGGAACTTTGATTGTGTTATGACTCTCAAAATCGTTTTTTTGTTTCATTAGTTCGGTATCAAACTTATTTATTCTTTCGTTTTTTATATCCTTACTTGTAACTATTTCCTTTTCTTTAAAAAATTCACCTTTTATTTTATTAATAATAACCGAAATAAACATCTTATTAAGTGTCATTAAATCTGCCGAATTATTTTTTTCTCTATCATAAAAAATAGGAAGAATTGAATTAAATGTCTCTTTGATTTTTTCAATATAATTAAAATTCATTTTTACAATATCTGTGTCAACAATTAATTCCCAAAGTAGTTCAATATTATCATTTAATATAAAATCAGATTTATTCATTTTATATTATTTATCACATACATTATTTTATATACTTTTTAACACATTACAAATTTTCGTTAAAATATAACTTTCGGAATTTCTCCATATACTCATCCTTTAAAATATGGTTTTTTAAATAATATGCCGAAACTTTATCTTCTAACATATGAACTATAAAATAAATAGAATAAATCCCACATTCTGTATTACCATATTGGTGCTCAACCGGATAATTTTGGTCAAATACCATCGATTTATTAAGTTGTCGTCCTTGTCGTATAATTTTGTCAACCAACTTTTTTATTTGTTTTGGGATTTTATTACCGGCGCTATCAAAGAAAAATATTGTTCCTTTTTTAATATTTACAAATAAAGAAATCCAATGCTGTCCGGATTTGTAATGTGGGTCTGTATTAAAAATAAACCCTAACTTTGTTTTACCTCTTTTTATTTGGTCTTCCACATTTATATTACAAATCTCATCCCAGACACATTTGGTTTTGGATGTTTTAGTATCAAAATCAATTGGAGATGGACCAAAAAATTCAAAGCATTTATACGCCTTCTCGTATTGTTTCATAACTCTTATAATGTCAACGCTAGATAACCATTCGTTAGGGTTTTTTTTCCATTCCGATGGAGATACAGGAGCAAAATCATCGATAAAATCATTAATCTTATTTGTTGCCACAAAGTTCTGTTTTAACCAACACGATTCTTTATTACACACGTTTTTCATATATTCACTTAATAATTCCCAAATTACTTTCGGTTCATTACTACTGATTAGTTTATCTGGGTGTCTTTTATTCCACAAATCTCTCAACTCAAATAAAGAAGTGTCTGTATAACAACTAAAATCATTTATCTTGTTGACATTTGGTTTTGGACTACATCTTAGTTTAACCATCTTTTTAAAAGTTCCACCTTTAGATTTAACTTGACGACGGTTGGATTGTCTCTTCTTTTTTCTCGTGTGGTTCATCATAATTATTATCTATATTTTTCTTTTTACGAATACCTTTAATTCTTAAAACGGGGTCCTTTAGATTTATTTCTTTTTGAACAGGTATAAACGGTTCATCTAGTTTTATAATAGTCCTTTTTATAAATTTGTCTAGCGTACACCTTTCATCCTTAGTTTTTTTCATGATTAATTTATTTATTTGTTTCGTCATATCATCCGGTGCGTCCTGTATATCTGGCATATCTTCCGCGACAATATTAATTTCAGTCTCTATATTTTTGTAATCTTCTTGTAATATGTCTGATTTATCTAAAGTTTTGAAATATTCTACACAATTTTTTACATAAATATCAAACGCATATTTTATATCCGGAAATAACTCTTGTAAATCTTCGTCTGGTGATAACAAATCCTTCGTTAATTGTATTACTCTTTTTCTATAAAAATGTATATCCTTTTTACTTGCTTTGGGTTTAGATTGTTGTTTAATTTTAAAATAATCAAGAGTCATTTGATTTATAGGTGTGTTGGACATAATATACAATTATATATTAAACCAATAACATATTCCGTATTGGATTATAACCGTAAATATATTCGGCACCTAAATGAGACAACCCGTGAACACCCACTGCTAAAGAAAGCAATAACGATAATACAACTGATTGATATGGTTCTATTTTTTTTATCTTTGAATAATTTATAAATAGTAAAAATAATGAAATCAGAATTAAAAATGCGTTCATCTGGTGTAAATAAAAGGACGGAAGACTAAATTCATTTTTCATACTATTATATTACATAACATTATAAGTCATCTTGAATCTGGTTTCTTGTTGCGGTATTAAACAAAGATATGTGGGTGTTTTCGGGGATAGGATTAAATTCATTATATCTTTCCTCCTTAAATAATAAACTGTGGGGATTATGTCTTGTTGACACAATCGATGGTTTAAAGGAATAATTGTATAAGTCACTTTTACTATTTGGTACATAAACAGATTGGTCGCATTTTTGAAGCGCGAAAATTTGACCTTTCAAATCGGATTCAACATTTACATTAGATGAATAACCAGACCAAGGAGAAGTGGTATTTCCTGGATTAAACACTTTTTCTAAATTATAAGTCGGCATTATTTCCATTTTGATGGAATGTTGTTTTCTAGGATCAACAATCGGTAAAATAGAATATTTTGTCATTACTGGTCGAACACTAATATAAGGTTGAATTAATTGGGATGGCAGGTTTCTATCATAAATTCGTGAATTTATTTCGTTATTTCGATGTGATGCTGAAGTCATATATATATAAAATATATTATATATATTGGGCCTCAACAATATTAAAATCAAACATATAGATTTAATAACTAATGTGCGGTATTTTTGCTCTTCTTAATTATAGTGAAGTAAATTATGATAAATTTATTAAGTGTCAGTTTATGAAAGGGAAAAACAGGGGACCCGAATTTTCAGATTTACAACATATTTCGATGAATGCTATTTTCGGATTTCATCGGTTAGCAATTAACGGACTTGATGACATTTCGAATCAACCAATTACGATTGATAACATTCATTTAATTTGTAATGGCGAAATATACAATTACAGGGAATTATATAAATTAATGGATGTTACTCCAAAAACAAATTCAGATTGTGAGGTTATTATTCATCTTTATAAAAGATATGGTATTAAACAAACCTTAAAAATGTTAGACGGTGTTTTTGCGTTTGCTCTTTGTGACAACAATCATACACATTTGGAATCTAATATATATATCGCACGAGACCCTTACGGAATCCGACCCCTATACTTTTTAAAGAACACTAAATATCCCGATCGAGTTCTAGGATTTGCGTCTGAATTAAAAATGTTATCTGATTTCTGTAACCAAAATCCAGATGAACTTACAATTTCACAATTTAAACCAGGCACATATAGTTCTTTTAATCTAAATAGTTCTGCGTTGGCATATTGGACGAATATAGATAATGAAAGTTACCACGAACCCGGATTTTCTTTAAATAGTATGGATATGAGTTGGATTAATCGCGGAATACAAACATACCTTATTCAATCTGTTGAAAAAAGATATTTAACAACTGAGAGACCGATTGCGTGTCTACTTTCGGGAGGATTAGATAGTAGTTTAATAACGGCATTAATTAATGAAATCCACAAAAAAAATACGAATGAACCCTTAGAAACATACAGTATTGGTTTATATGGTTCCGAAGATTTACGAAACGCCAGAATTGTCTCTAAATATATAGGAACCAAACATACTGAAATAATCGTTACCGAACAGGAAATGTTTGATATTATTCCAGAATTAATTTATACGATTGAAAGTTACGACACAACAACTGTGAGAGCAAGTATTGGAAATTACTTATTAGGGAAATATATTTCTAAAAACAGTAACGCAAAGGTAATATTTAATGGTGATGGTTCCGATGAATTGTGCGGCGGATATTTATATATGAATTATTGTGCCGATGTTATCGAATTTGATAAAGAAACACGCCGATTATTGGCAGATATTTATAATTTTGATGTTTTAAGGTCGGATAAATGTATTTCTTCAAACGGACTTGAACCTAGAACACCATTTTTAGATAGAAGTTTTGTAAATTTTTATTTATCGATACCTCCATCAATCAGATGTCACGCGAACAATTCACAAGTTGAAAAATTCTTATTAAGAAATGCGTTTTCAATCGATAATTTTAAAAATAGCGATGGAAAACAAATATTACCGGATGAAATCTTGTGGAGAAGAAAAGAAGCATTTAGCGATGGGGTAAGCAGTAATTCACGGTCTTTGTATCAAATATTACAGGATTTTATTGTTCCAAAATACGAACCAAATATTAAACCTATTGATGCCGAAAAACAATACTATAAATCTATATTTTCAGAACATTACCCGAACTCGTTAAATATAATACCTTATTATTGGATGCCGAAATATACAAATACAGATGACCCTAGCGCAAGAACGTTAACTACCTATAATAAATAATAAAATATATATATTATTATATATGAAATTTACGTTTACTTCGTTACAGGAATATTCATTTTTAATATTTATTTTTTTATCATATTTTTTAGTAAGTTTATCTATATTTAAATTGTCGACAGACGCAGAAAAATATTTATTTATTTTAGATTATTACGTCAAAAATATACATATGTTTATACTTAATAATTAGATTTAATCCGTTCGTAAAAACTGAATTTACAAATCATGACCGTAGAGTTGCGTTCAGTTCAGGGTTATTTTTATTATCTACCACCGCAATTTATAAATTATTAATCGATTTTTCAAAAATTAAATTATTTTTTTCCAAAAAAAGTTTGTAAATGATAAATAATTTGTTTAGATATTATTTTATCAATATCATAGTCGTTTTTATTCTTTAAATCGAGTTTGTATTTACCCATATTTGTAATTAATTTTTCGTTAATATCTTCGTTTATACTTAACCCCAGATAAAAATCACTATGATTAAACCGAGTTATTATATCGTCATTTTTTAAATTATAAATGTATGGTTTTATATTTAAATAATACACATTCTTATTTTTCATTTTTTTGTGATAAGTATCATCTATAAAAAAAATCGGAGTGTTGTCGTGAATATTACTACACGTTATAAAATCAGTTATCGTTTTTTCGTGAGTAGTTCTCCCACGTTCGATTTGTATACCATTGATTTTAAACGCATAAATTATCTTATCAAATAGTTTTACTTTTAATTTATATTCAAAATAAAACACTATATTGGTTACCCAATTCTCGGGTCTTTGATTATTCGTATAAATTATTACTTTATTACATATTTTCTTTTGTTTCTGATATTTTAAGTAATTCAAAATAGTAAGTATATTAGGTCTTATAAATTCTGGGAATAAGTCCAATAATACTACGAAATCATTTTGGTTTAATGAATAATTTTTATTCATTAATAAATAGTTATTCAGACAATCATAAAAAATACTAAATTGTAAAAAATACCCTAGAGTTTCGTCTAAGTCGAAAATTACAATCATCACTTAAATAAACCTATATTATAAAAAACAACAATAAAAAAATTTTAATCTGTATTTAAATTAATAATGTCTACAAAACTAACCAATAAGGATTATATTAAAATTTTAAATTATTATAATATTTCTATTCCAGCAAACAATAAATTGTTACGCAAAAAAGCAACAAAAATACTTGCCAATAAACTTTGTAAATGTATAAAAAGAGTTACCCCAAAAAATGAAGCAAGGTCTATCGGGATATGTACAAAAACAATAATTAATAATAAAGGGTTCACACGAGGAGTATTTAAATGTAAAGGAACACAAAACATAACACTGAAGCGTAAATTATCCAAAAGTTAAATATACACATTATTTTAATATGGACAAAATAGACCGAATTTATTATATCAATTTAGAAAGAAGAAAAGATAGGAATGAACATTTCATAAATCAATGTCTTAAACATAATTTACCGTTTGATAAAATCGAACGATTTATTGCGCTAGACGCATTAACATACCAGTTTTCAAATGTCGAAATTGAGATGTTCAGAGATGCCGATTTTAAAAATAGAAGTTTTGAAAAAAGTATTATGGGTAACCAACTTAGTCATTATTATATTTTGTGTGACATTATAAAAAACAATTATAAAAATGTAATCATATTTCAAGATGATGTTATTCTAAAAGACAATTTTTTACTATATTTTGACAGAATTATGGATAATATTCCAAAAGATGCGGAAATAGTTAATTTTGCTTTACACAAATATGCGGCCTATACTAAATTTGTCCCTTGGGATTTACAAAGTAATACATATTATTCTGACGAAGACATTACTTTTCAAAGTGTCAACAATTATATTTGTAAAATGAATACCAAATATAATCCTTGTTCTCTGGCTTACATTGTAACACTACAAGGAGCCATTAATTTTGTTAATTATTTTAATAATATTGGATTTCTAAGAGCAACTGATTATAACTACAACGTTTATTTACTAAGTAAAGATATTTATTACG